TCCGGCGACTGCGTCGCCTTCGCTCCCTTCTTCTTCCCCTAAACGGCCCTCGCCCCCCAAATTCGACCCAGCATCTTTGCCCCTGCCTCACGGAGCAGGATTGGCGCGTGCCTGGGCGGAATTTGCGCAGCACCGGCGGGAGATTAAAGCGCCGCTCACCCCGACCGCAGCCAAGCGCATCGTGGACGATCTGGCGGCCGTCAATGAGTCGATCGCCGTCGAGGCTTTGCGCAAGAGCGTCAAGCACGGCTGGCGGGGAGTGTTTGTCGACCGTCCTGCGGAAGCCCCTAAGGTTGTCCCCATGCCGACCGGCCCGCGGCAGCCCTCGGCGGCCGAGCGGCGGATGCTGGAGCTGGAGCTAAAAATGAGAGGAGCGGCATGACAAATCAACTTTCAGCCTGCCGGAAAGGCGAAATCGCCGAGACGCTGTTTATCGCCGGCGCCATGGTCAACGACTGGGAGATCTTCACGCCTTTCGGCCACGCCCAGACGGCCGACGTGCTGCTCACCCGCGGCGGCGTCCGTCCGATAGCCGTTCAGGTTAAAACAGCCACACTCGACCGCAGCGCCTACCACATATCGGTCAAGCGCGCTTCTGGTGGCCAGAAGGTCCGCCCTTATGAGCAGCACGATTTCGACGTGTTGGCGGCTTACCTGCCGGATCTCAACCAGTTTGTCTTTTGGACATTTGAGGACATTCGCAGCCGACTGACTGTGCGCTACGATCCAACCCGCCACCGGCAACCCAACAACTGGGAGTTGCTAGGCGATCTTGCGGAATCGCTGACCGCTCAGACACCTAAGACAGCCGGTGTCTTACCCCCTGCCATATAAAACTTTTTATATCCATGAAGAAAACCAAACCCACACCCAAAAAAGCCGTCGCCTTGCGCCGGAAAACCACCACCAACGCGGTTGCCAATGCGACTGTCGAGCTGTTTGACGATGCCATCGCCACCATGATGGCCCTGCGCGCGCTGTACGTCATCAAGAAGGAGGAACTAAAATGATGACGCAAAACGGCAAGACATTAAAAATCGAGGAGGGTACCGCCGGGGTTCCGTACATTCACCACCTGCAGATGCAGCGCGCCTGCGACCGGTTTCTGGTCTCGCGTGGCCTGATGCCGCCACCAGAGGCGCGGAAGAGTGCCTGGTTGTTCAGCAAAAAGATTCGCGTGCGATGACAAACGAAAGAGGCCAGCAAATGACAAACGAACAAATCAACATCGCCATAGCGGAGGCGTGTGGGTGGGAAAAAGAATTTTATGATTATGCAGACATCGCTGATTACTGCAACGACCTCAATGCGATGCACGAAGCGGAGAAGTTGGTGAAAGAAGAGCAAATCGTCCCGTACATTTCCGCGCTCCATGAAGTCGTTCTGGGTTGCCCAAATTCATACGATGAAGAGCCGAGCTTCTGGCACAACGACGTTTTTGACCTTTGTTACACCACCGCACGCCAACGCGCTGAGGCGTTTTTGCGGACGATGGGCAAATGGGAGGAGGCCAGCAAATGAGCGATACCGTTCGTCCATTTGATGCCACAGCGCAAGTGTTGGCTAATTTAATGCAGCAACGAGGCTTTCGTGTGTCCCGAGGAACTTACCATCACGGTAACGGCGACATGCTCCCGACGTGGGTAATTGACCGGCCCGACACCGCTGGATGGAGCGGTGTTTGGAAGCCTTGGGAGGTTGAGCCAGAAATGCCCGAAGATGGCGAGGCACAAACGCTGATAGAGTTGTGCGGTTTGGCGATGCAGCAATGGAATGAGGTTGCATGGATGCATGAACCGGAGGAGGCCAGCAAATGAGCGACACACAATGGATGGAGGCCGGAGACGCGCCGCCGAAAGACGGAACATGGGTTCTGCACATGCGTGCAGGTGCCCGCGCCCCAGAATATGGGTTGTATCGGGATGGTATTTTCTATCGCGGTGCTGGGCCACAGAGCTGTCCGACCACTCACTGGCTAGCGGTGCCAGATTTGGATTATAGGGAGGCTGTTGACCTCCGCCGCCTTGTTCGGGCGCAATGCGCAAAGGCAATCCGAGACTATCGCGCCTATCGCAAAATACACCCTGAGGCATTCCAAGTGTGGGCTTGCTCCGAGAAAAAAGGAGCAAGCATGCTGGCTCGCAGAATCACCCGAGTCCTCGGTCGCCCAAACAACGCATTGAACTGCAAGGAGGCCAGCAAATGAGGGAGCGTTCTCCCTCTTTCAAATTACGATTATGGCGCACTACAACTACAAAGAACTAAGGGATTCGCTGCCACCTGAAATGGTGGATAAATGGTCAGAGGAAGATGGGTCAACGGATTACGATTCGACGCTTTGGTGCTACGCTGCCGATTACATCGACCAACTAACCAAGGAACGCGACGAGGCCAGAGCGCAAAGAGACGCTTGGGAAAAAGTCGCTCTGCAAGAAGCGAGCAAAATGGGAGACACACTTTTAGGAGGCAGAAAATGAGCGCAGGCAAAGGCGACACGCCGCGTCCGGTGAATGGCGAGAAATACCGTGCCAACTACGAGGCAATTTTCGCGCCGAAATATCCTGACTGGATTTGCGCGCCGTGCGGGCGCGCCTATGGTCGCCGGCCGGCGGGTAATTCTTACGGCGCGACCTATCACCTCGGCAAATGCGATGTCTGCGGTGAGGCCACGGAGGTCACCGAGCCGCGGGACTGGGGGCATCTGGATTGGCCCCTTAAAAAAAAGGCTTGCAGTGTCCAAGAATGTCCAGCATTGTCTAACAACACCGGGGGCCACACCGCAGCACCGAACGACCCCCGATGAACCCACACGACGAACAAGCCCTACGCGAACAATGGCCACACCTTGCCGAACATTTTATTGCCGTGGACGCCGCTTGCGAGCGCTGGCTGCAGCACCGCGGGGAGCTGCGACGACGGAGGAACGCGAATGAGCGCCGTCGTGTGTGTCATAATCCTGCTGACGCTGGCCGTGATGGCGCTGGCGATCAACGACCACAATGACGGAGGCATGGCCTAAATGAAACGCACCATACCCAACAGCCCCGATACCGAAGCCGCCGTTTTGGGTTCGCTCCTGCAGGAGCCGAACATGATCGACGAGGTCGCCGGCCTGCATGCCGAGTTGTTTTTCACTCCGGCCAACGCGCAGATATTTTCGACGATACGCGACATCCGCGCCACGGGTGGCGTGCCAAACGTCATCGCCGTCACCCAAGTGCTCGACGCCAACCACCGCTTGGAGTTTGTCGGCGGAGCCGGAGTGCTGATGGATATGCTCTCCAAGTCGGCCGGCGGCCCTGCCGCGGTCGAATATCACGCGCAGACTCTCCGCGATCTTTATGCGCGCCGTCGCATACTGGAAGCCAGCGCCGCATTGCAGTCCGCGGCCTCCGACATGTCCCAGCCGGCCGACACCGTCTTGCAGGAGGCTGGCGAGAGCGTGCTGTCCTTGAGCTTGGGCCAGCCGACCGACTCCATGCGTCCGGCCAGCGCGATCGTGCCGGGGCTTTTGGAGGAGTTAGAAAAACTGAGCACCCCGGGACAAAAGCTCGGTGTTGAGACTGGATTCAAGGCGTTCGACTACATGACCGGTGGGCTGCGCGGCGGCCAGCTGGCCATCGTTGCGGGGCGTCCCGCCATGGGTAAGAGCGCGTTCATGCTTAACTGCGCTGAGAACATGGCGCGGCGCGGGGTTCCGGTGCTGTATTTCTCGCTCGAAATGCCGGCCAACGAGCTGGCGGCGCGTGTGGTGCTCGGACGCGCTGAGACCAACATCGAAGTGGTGCGCAACGGGTTCCTTGACCACCCGACCAAGCTACGCATTGCCGACCGCGCGGCCGAGTTTGCCGAGGAGCCGCTGTTTGTGGACGACCGCGGCGGGTTGACCATGCTCGACATCCGCGGACGCAGCCGCTTGGCCGTGAGGCGCTGGGGCGTCAAAGCGATTTTTGTCGATTACCTACAGCTTGTTTCCCACATCGGCGCCCAGTCCCGCGAGAACGAGGTCGGCTTTGTGTCCCGCGGCCTCAAGGCCATGGCCATGGAGCTGAACGTCCCGGTCGTGGCCGCCGCCCAGGTCAACAGAAAGGCCGAGGACCGCAGCGACAACCGCCCCAAAATGAGCGACTTGCGCGAGTCCGGCAGCATCGAGCAGGACGCCGATCTGGTCTGTTTGGTGCATCGTCCGTGCTACTACGCAGTGGATCAAGAGCAGGAGCCTGACCCACAGGACGCCGAGCTGCTCATCGCCAAGCACCGCGCCGGTGCGACCGGCAAGGTCAATCTGGTTTGGCGCCCCCGGTTCACACGCTTCCAAGACGCCGCGCTTGGCGGGCGCACGACCGACGGCACCGATGTGTTTGCCCCGAGCAAGAAACTATGGGAGGCGCTCAATGAATAGCCGCGCGAAAGGCGCCCGCGGAGAACGCATGTGGCGCGACGAGCTGCGCGAAGCCTTCGGCGATTCCGGTATCCGCCGCGGGCAGCAGTTTAGTGGACTTGGGGATTCGCCGGATGTGGTCTGCCCGTGCCTGCCAGACTTCCACTTTGAGGTCAAATTCTGCCAGGTCGTGAAGATCCGCGACTGGATGGCTCAAGCCATCCGCGATGCCAAGGCCAAGCTCTTCCCGGTCGTTGCCCACAAGCGCAACGGCGAAGAGTGGCTCATCACCCTGCGCGGCGAGGATTTCCTCACTATCGTCCGCCGCTCCGATTTTCTTAACCAACTAACACAACCAAATGAATAAAACCATAACCACACCCGCCGGCATCGCCCGGTATCCTCACCTCAACCGCCCTGACACCAAGTTCGACGAGGTCGGCGTTTACAGCGTCAACTTGGAGATGTCCGAAGACGACGCCGCGCCCTTCATTGAAGCGGTGGACGGCGTCTTCACCGAGTTCCTCAACGAGAAGAAGCGCGAGCTGAAGAAGGACAAACTCAAGCTCCACGCCTTCCCGTGGGAAACCAACGATGGGCTGGTGCAGTTGAAGCTCAAGGTCAAGGCCATGGGCAAAGACAAGGCCGGCGAGACCTACAGCCGCGCGCCGAAGCTCTTCAACGCTGCGGGCGAAATTATCACCGACAACATCGGCGGTGGCAGCAAGCT